ATGATCCGGTACTGCTGCCGTTTTTCACTAACGAGAAAGTGGCTGAAGTTGCTGGTGGCCTGAATGGGCTTGAAGCCTGGCTGATGCGACAGGGTAAACAATGCCAGTGGCCACACTCCGACTATCATCATCACGAACTGATTACGACGCGATTCCATCCAGGCGCATTACGTCTTTGCTGGGGTTGTGATAACCAGCTGCGTGACCACTACACCGGGCAACTTTCTACATTGGCAACGACTAACGTGGTGGCGTGGATAATTGACAGAGCGCGTGCAACGCTTGGCTTTGACGAAAGTCATGTGCTGACATTGCCAGAGCTGTGCTGGTGGGCGACGAAGATGGATGTTGTTGATTCGCTACCTGAAGGCATGGCCCGACGTGCGCTCCGTATGCCACAAGATGTTATCCCATCAGTGAGCCGTGAATGCGACATCGTCCATGAGTTACCGGCCACCAGCATTGTGCAGGAGAAAGTGAAAAAGGTTCTGTCGCTTAAAGTTGATCCGGACAGCCCTGAATCGCACATGCTGAGGCCAAAGCGTCGCCGCTGGGAGTCCCCGAAATACACCCGCTGGGTAAAAGCCCAGAAGTGTGTTTGCTGTAACAACCCTGCTGACGATCCGCACCACCTCATTGGCTACGGACAGGGTGGTATGGGAACCAAAGCGCATGACTTGTTTGTGATCCCTTTGTGCAGAAGGCATCACGACGAGCTTCACGCGGACGTAACGGCATTTGAAAAAAAATACGGTACCCAGCCTGAGCTGGTGCTGAAAACATTAGATCGTTCGCTGGCAGTTGGCGTGCTGGCGTAAGTGGAGAGAACAATGCGTGATATTCAGAAGGTTTTAGAACGTTGGGGCGGCTGGGCTGCCAGTGATAGTTCAAGCGTTGATTACTCTCCGATAGCTGCCGGATTTAAGGGGTTGCTGCCACAAGGAGGCAGTAGCCGGTTATCATGTACTGATGATGATGGGCTGATAATTGAAGGGTGTATGGCGCGGCTCAAGAAGAGAAAACCGTATGAATACGATCTGCTTGTTGCTTATTACATTCTCCAAATATCCAAGCGGAAGATAGCTAAGAAGCGTAAGAAGGATGAAAAGGTTATCCGAGTAGAAATGCAGATGGCCGAAGGATTTATTGAGGGCTGCCTGGCGATGCTGGATATTAGGTTAGAAATGGACCCGGAAACTGAATATGAAAAAGTGTTAGTGCGGCCCGCAAAAACTCTAGTAGTGTGATAAGGGTAGTCACAACGACACAGCACTTATAAATCAGAAACCTCGCTTCGCCGAGGTTTTTTGTGTTTAAAACAGCATTTCTTGTCTCAGGTAGTTGATCTGATAGGAATTATACTATTTTATGCAATCTTTGGTTTCCTGCTTAATGGGATGTGCAGATGAGAGACGAAGATAATAGTGTCAATACCGTGGTCTTTACGAAAGCTGAGATGGATTCATTTGAGGATGATGCTTGCTTAGAGCTTTCAAATGATGAACTCACGTCGAGAATGGGTGTAGAACTACGGACAGTGGAGGTGTTGGTAGATAGCGACGAAAGTGATAATCGTCCACCAGGCATCGACAGTGAGATATACCACGATTATTCATTTTTTGCTGATAAGTTAAACCCCACACAGCTCATAATCGATGGCGAATATGAAGATGATTTCTTCAGGATTAATCGTCCGAAAGATTTATCAGAAGTAGAAGATATTCTTCAGAGCAGGCTACAAGAGATTACTAATGAGCGTGAGTTAGACGAGGACTATGAAAGAGAACGTCAAATGAATGAGCGTGAGGACTGGGATTAACACATTTTAAGGTTTAAGAGGAGTGGCTCCATATAATGCCATCCAGTTAGGCAAATTATTAATGGACAACATACTAGGCTCGCTTCGGCGGGCCTTTTTTTATGTCCATCGTACTGAGGAATCCAGAGCAAATTTGCGTTTACATCGTGAAGATGAATTACGAGGGTATGCACGTATTGCGATTTCAGCCAATTTACTAACTTGGAAATATTTTTTTAATTAGTCGTAACATTTTTAATAACACCAAGGAATATTTATGAGAAAAGTATTTAAAACAGCAGTTAGTCTCGCCCTATTATCCCTGTCCGCTTCCAGCTTTGCCCAGGTATATGGCGGTTATCCAGATATTCCGGCAACCAGCATTGGTAATGCTACAGAAATAATTGATTTTCAGGTTGGACCGGGAGTCACCCCTGGTGCTTACCCACCCGAACGAACGTTAGGCCTTCCAAATGGATTAGCTACTCCTTTGGGTCGATCTGGCAGCCTGGTACTGTCTAGTCTACCAATGAGCGTTAAAGGTGATAATACTGCGGCTGCCGACATGTATGTATATGAACATGGGCTTTACGAGTCGTGGGATGTCTATGTGTCCACAGACACTCAGACTTGGTTAAAGGTCGAGTCTGTGTCAACGGCAACCAACAGTGTAGGAACCGTTAGGGGGTATGATATTGACTCAATATCTTCTGATACGACCTATCCTTATATTAAATTGATTGATACCAGCAATTCAGCTGGAACAACCACTTCTGGTGCCGATATTGACGGTATTGTTATCGCCCACGCTAAATACAATGCCGATGGCTCCATTGTTGATACTGATTCCCGCAATGGTGTGATTTATAACCTTCTCAAAGACAGCGAAAAAGGTTCTGTCAGTGTAAAAATCATCGATAAACAGGACGTAGTAAGCTATGTACCGTTCACGACAGATGACAGCCTCGACCCTGTCGCACTCTCAGTGCAGGGCAACTTCGACTGCGATGATGAGAAAGACATCAATGTGCTGGCTACCCGCAAAGATACAGGTATTCAGGTCAATATTATCAAAGACCAGGCCGGGAACGACATTCGTACAATCGATAACTCGATCGTTCATTAAGTTGCCAATTCCGATTAGCCACCCATGAGGTGGCTTTTTTATTCCCCCTCATTTGAGAGGATGCACAGCAAAGTAGGCTAACAGGCGTAGTATTCAGCCACTTGATTCAACATAATTTATTACCTCGCATCTGCGGGATTTTTTCTTTCTGATGGAAATCCTATGTCTGACCCAATCACAACCGCTGCTGGCGTTACTGCCGGGTCAGTGGGGATAACCTTCGCCTCGATGTTTCCGGAAGCCACACCTGCAGTCATGCTGTGCGCACTGGCTGGTGCATCGATGTATGTCCTGACTTCCGAACCGCACCCTCTATGGAAGCAAATTTTGTTCGCGCTTATCAGCTTCATGGGTGGCGTGTTCTTCTCTGAGCCGATGGCAAAGATTATGGCAGGTGTCATTAACACGGCGCTTGGTCTGCTTCGCCCACCAGTCAGCATAGAAGTCTCCCCGAACGTTGGCGCGCTGGTGGCTGCATCAATCTCCATCACCATTCTGCTGCGTATTCTGTCCCGGTCAAAGAAAGCAAAACTGCCGGGTCTGGAGGGAGAATGACTCTCAATATTCTCCTGCTCGATGCTAACGCCATTATTTGCATGATGATTGCATGCAGGCTGATGTTCTTCCGTAAGAGTGACAGAACACATCGACAGGGCATTGCCTGGCTGGCTTACGCCTTAATACTTGCATCGGGCTTTACGGCATTTCGAATTTTGTTCGGGCATTACACGCGAGTGGACCCAGGTGAGCTGGCAATGAACATGGCGATATTAATCACGCTGGTTCGCGCCAAAGGGAATCTGGCCCGGATAGTTAACGAGGGATAGCAATGAACCAACAACAATTACAGATGGTGGCTGGTATCAGCGCCGGGTTAGCTGCGCGCTGGTTTCAGCACATTGATGCAGCAATGACAGAATTTGGCATTACTTCCCCAACTGATCAGGCGATGTTTATTGCGCAGGTCGGGCATGAATCATCCGGGTTCAGCACGCTGGTGGAAAGCTTCAACTATTCCGTGGATGGTCTGAAGAAAACCTTCGGTAATCGCCTGACACCTTATCAGTGCGAAATGCTCGGACGTACCACGACTCAGGCAGCTCACCAGCCACAGATTGCCAATCTGGTTTATGGCAGTCGCATGGGTAATAAAGAAGCGGGTGATGGCTGGAAATATCGTGGACGCGGACTGATTCAAATCACTGGTCGTGAAAATTACACCAAATGCGATACCGCGCTGAAGCTTGACCTTATCAGCACACCTGAACTCCTCGAGCAGGAGCGACATGCTGCACGTTCAGCCGCCTGGTATTACGCCCTTCGCGGTTGCTTGCTGTATTCCGGCGACGTAGTCCGTGTTACGCAGATTATTAACGGTGGGCAGAACGGTATCGATGACCGCAAAGCACGCTTTAACCGGGCGCAGGCGGCGCTGGTATGACGTTCTTCAACTGGAAAACCTTCGCTGTCGGCATGCTGATAGTAATGATGGTGATCATCGGAAAAATCGCCGCATACGAGAAGTGGAGGGCTGACAAGACTGAAAAGGCTCTTAATCTGGCCACCAGCACAATAACTAAGATGGCTAAGCGCCAGAGCGATGTTGAAGCTCTTGATGCTAAATACACTGGAGAACTAGCGAATGCCAAAGCGACTATTGAGCAGCTGCAGCGTGATGTTGTTGCTGGTACTAAGCGGCTGCACCTCAACGCCGCCTGCAAGCCAGTGCCCGGAACCACCAGCCCCACCAGCCTGGATGATGTTACCGAGCCCCGACTTACTGACGCCGCTCAACGGGATTATTTTACTCTCCGGAAGCGAATTGAAATCAGCAATAAGCAAATAATAGGGTTGCAAGAATATATTTGGCAGCAATGTGGCCTTGTAGCTAACAAATAGGTCGGATAATAATCCCATAGCTATTTGTAAATTACTTTCATAATAACGATAAGTATACTTGGTTAAGATATTCTACCTCATTAAGTAGCGCCAACATGTCGGGTTTCCGCAACTCATTAGTATGGCGCGCTCATCATCGGGGTGATAAAGATATTTTGTTCCGGCGGGAATGCTAAAGTTGTGCATGGTATATCCCCCCGGTATTTCAGGTGCCACAAATCCAACAGGAGCCTCATCGACATCTTTGTCTGTGACTCCCTCAATCCAGCCATTTGATTTTAGATGATTTATGTCATGATCTGAGAGTCCACCGGCACGCACGGGATTCCAGTTGAAGTCAATTACACCCATATTTTTCATATAACCACCTTGAAATTAAAGTTGTTGAACAGCGGCTCTGTAAGTTTGATTTAGTTGAATTATTATTCATTACAACTAATTTATGATTCGATTGGTGGAAGATAATCCATTCGACGTAATAAACATTTTTATAAACGGTTCTAACCTGGAGTCGTTTATGCAGGTCACTAACGATGGTGTCCCGTATGCGCCTGTCTGCATTTCAATCATTCCGCCTGAATTATTCGGTATTCATTCACTGAGGTAATCGCATGGCTAAGAACTACTATCAAGACGGCTCCACCATGGACTGGCATAACGGTACCAGCAAGGGTGTGGTATCGGGTCAGCCCGTTTTTGTCGGTACGCTCATCGGTATTGCACAACATGATATCCCGGTTGATGCAGACGGTGTGCTGATGATGGCGGGTGTATTCACCTTACCAAAGATTGTAGCGGGTACATGGCAGCGAGGGGTACGCCTGTGGTTGACCAAAGACGGCAAGCTAACATCTGATGAAAAGGATGGTTCAGATACCAATGCCTTCGCCGGCACCGCCTGGATCACCACAAATCCGAATGACCCTGAGGGGCGCGTACGCCTCGGCTTCTGACCTTGCTAGCTCAAAAACAATCAAATGATATTAATTATCATTTGAAAAGGTACTCCCGGCGATCCGGCCTGCCACGAGGCGGCGGGCACGCGGGAAACGGCTAGTTTTCATGATCTAGGGTCATCATCATCATGTGTGTAACTTGCTGTTTTATAAGAATAGCAATTTGCAAAGATGTCGAAGCGTTCAAAAAGTGTTCACCATCATGGACCAGGAAGTAGCTACCCAGAAACTCAACATCAATCAACTCGCCGGAATTACTGGTGTTCATCGCCAGACCGTCGCCGCCCGTCTTAAGAACATCCCTCCGGCACCCGGCAGCAACAGCAAACTAAAGCTCTACCTCATCACCGATGTATTAACTGAGCTGATGATCCCGAGTGTTTCAGTTTCCACTGAAGACATGCAGCCTTCCGACAGACTCTCACACTGGAAAGCCGAAAACGAACGTCTCAAGTTTGAACAGGACACAGGCCAGCTTATTCCGGCCGACGAAGTGGCGCGTGAATTTTCAGTTATGGCAAAAGCCGTGGTGCAGGTTCTCGAAACTCTGCCGGATATTCTGGAGCGTGACTGTGCGCTGACGCCTGTCGCGGTGAGCCGGGTGCAAAGCGTTATTGATGATTTACGTGACCAGATCGCCCAGCGCGTTCTGGACGCTGAACCGGAGGAGGAAGAGCCAGAGGAGGACTGATGGCGAAGCGGGCATCTGCCCGGGGCATCCGCAGGGATGTACCTGGAATTCTTCGTGCCCCAAGCCGCATGCTGGTGGCCGATGCGGTCAGTGAATACATGCGCGTGCCGATGGGGGCTGGAAACTCTGTCCCATGGGACCCGAATTTAGCCCCGTATGTCATCGAGCCAATGAACTGCCTGGCGTCGCGTGAATATGATGCGGTGGTGTTTGTCGGGCCAGCGCGAACCGGTAAGACGATTGGCCTGATTGACGGCTGGGTAGTTTATAACGTCGTCTGTGACCCGTCGGACATGCTGATTATTCAGATGACGGAAGAGAAAGCGCGTGAGCACTCTAAAAAGCGTCTCGATCGTACTTTTCGCTGTAGTCCACAGGTCGCGAAGCGACTCAGCCCAAGGCGTAACGATAACAACGTTTACGACCGGACATTCCGGGCAGGGAATTACCTCAAAATTGGCTGGCCATCGGTCAATATCATGTCCTCATCAGACTACAAATGCGTAGCGCTCACTGATTATGACCGTTTCCCGGAAGATATTGACGGGGAGGGTGATGCCTTTTCACTGGCATCGAAACGTACGACCACCTTTATGTCCTCTGGTATGACGCTGGTGGAAAGCTCACCAGGGCGTGATATTCGCGATACCAAATGGCGTCGCAGCGCAGAGCACGAAGCGCCACCTACAACCGGGATTTTGTCTCTTTATAACCGCGGTGATCGCCGTCGCTGGTACTGGCCTTGCCCGCACTGCGGTGAACATTTCCAGCCTGAGATGAAGGCTATGACCGGGTATCGCGAAATCAGCGATCCGGTGAAAGCCAGTGAAGCTGCTCTTATTATCTGCCCATCGTGTTCCGGGATCATTACTGCGGATATGAAACGCAGCCTGAATATGAAGGGTATCTGGTTGCGTGAAGGTCAGAAAATTGACCGAAAGGGCAACGTAACGGGTGAGGCCCGTCGTTCTCGTATTGCTTCGTTCTGGATGTAGGGTACATTTCTTATCTCGTTAATCTTTATTATGATGTTTTTTAGCTTTATCAATAGGTTGTAATTATTGCGGCTTCTTTATTTTGCTTAAACATCAACCTTTTTATTGTTTGCTGCTGTCCTTTTTGGACTACGTAGTGAACCAAAATTAGGACGTGATATGTCTGTAAAACCGTTAACAGTTACGGAAGTGAAAGGGGTAAGGCCACGCGAAAAAGACTATGCGCTATATGATGGCTTCGGGCTACTTTTGCATGTAGCCAATACCGGAGGGAAGGTCTGGCGCTTTCGCTATAGCCACCCTGTTACGAAAAAGCGTCAGACTTACATTATAGGGCGCTTCCCTGAGTTTACCCTTGCTGAGGCCAGAGAGGTGCGTGACGAACTGCGTAGAATGCTGGCTCGCGACATTGATCCGGGCACCGAGAGAAAAAAACTCAAGGCAGAAATCAAACGGCAGCACCTTCAAACCTTCGAGACTATTGCACTTTCGTGGTTAATGAATAAAAAGAAAGGATCTCTGCGTAAGAAATCAGTTGAAAATATAGAATATGAATTAAATAAATATCTTGTCCCCTTTTTTGGTGATAAAAAAATTAATGATATTGATGCCCCTATGGCAATTTCTGAGCTTGGTGCGGTATCTGATAAAAATGCATTACAAAAAAAACTAATATCAAGGCTCAACGAGGTGATGAATTATGCCGTTAACTGCGGAGTGATTGGAGTTAATCCGCTTTCTAAAATTAAAACGGCTTTTAATGATAAGAAAACAAAATCACTTGCAGCGCTCCCATTAGAAAGGCTTCCAGAATTTATAAACTGGTGGGAAAATACACCTCATCGATATCAGGTAGCCCATAATGCCTTGTTGTTTCAAATTCTAACAATGGCAAGGCCGGGAGAAGCTATTAATGCAGAATGGAACGAAATCGATTTTGACTCTGCTTTGTGGGTTATACCTGAGCATAAAATGAAAGCTCATCGTGAGCATGTTGTACCATTATCCACGCAAGCTATCTCAATTCTTCGGGAAATGGAAAAAATCAAAAGAGGTTCGTATGTATTTTATTCGTCCACTTCAAAGGATTCACCGATGGGCAAAAATACAATAAAAACCCCAATGACTAAAAGTAAATTTCATGGTGTAGCAACCTTACATGGATTCAGGTCTATGTGGAGTACGTTATTAAATGAAGAAGGGTTTAACCCGGATGTTATTGAGGCGGCTCTTGCGCATAAAAGCGGAGATGCTATTCGCGATATATATAACCGCACAACCTACATGGAGCAGAGGCGAATTATGATGCAGTGGGTTGGCGATTTTTTCGATGCCGCAAGAACTGGAATTATTAATCGTTCAAATGGCAAAAAAGGCTTAAGAGTCGTAAATGAGTGAGGGTTTAAATATGAGCACAAATGAAGATATTTTATTTACAAAAGACGTAATGAAAATCCTGCGCTATGGTGCGATGAGCGCATTTATTCAGTTCTGGCAGGATAAGGAAAACGGATTCCCTCAGCCCTTCCGGATAGGCAGGCGGCATACATGGCACCGGGCTGATGTGGATACCTGGCTAGATAAGCAGCGAGAAAGAGCAAACGGCCCATAAGCCTAAGCGTATCCGTTAGGAAGGATAGATAGTGGTAGTTCCGAGCAGCAGCCCGCCCACGTGGTCGGGCTTGTTTTTGGTGATGTTCGAGGTTTGGGTGAAGCATTAAAATGTACCTTGCGTGATTACTGTATAAAAATGAGCATGTTAGTTTCTGGACTGAGCGGCACCGGTATGAGCATTATTTGGGGGAAGGACATGTATCGAAAACTTAAATCCAAATAAGGAGTACATATGGGACCAGACGTGAAAGAATTACTGACTACCGCAATAGAACTGGGTTCGGATGTAAATATTATTTATTTGGCAGGGAGTCAGCCTGGTGCAGTTAGAAAAATTGTGCCAATTGCATTTTTAAATAATGGCTCAAAACTCAGGGCGAAATGTAGAGTTTCTGGGGCGGTAAAGACTTTTAATACGGATAAAATTCTACTCCCGGATGAAGCCAACAAAATAATTCATTACGGAAATATTCTTAACAAAACATATGAAAAAATATCAGATGTGAAAGACGAGTTGCTTTCTCTATATCCTTCAATAGAGGGAATGTGGGAGCTGGCATATGATGTTGAATATTTAGGTGTTTATGAACGTTCAAAAGTAAAGGGGTTTCGTAAACGCCCTGTTCTCTATATTTGTTTTATTGAATATACGGAGTGCTATGGTTTTATCGCAGAAGAAAAGGGTTGTAATATATGGGGAGCTACAGGAGAGACTACCCTCCGCAAACATCCCTGGAGGGTTGCC